AACAGGTATTGATTGTTGAGTCACTTTAAAAGAATTTGATGTAGAATTGTAATAAACTTGTCCTAGATTTATTTGCTGAAAAGTAGGTGCTAATGTCCATTCTTCTGTAACTGATATTCTAGTAGGACTATCCCTACCTCCTGCAAGTAAAGTTTCTGAAGTTGTACCAGCTTGTGAACTTGTTCCCAGATTTCTACCTGTAGTTAGGTCTGCTAGTTCTGTCCAACTTGAACCATTATAATATTCTGTAAGACCTACATAAGATGGAGCAGCTCCTGAAAAAGTTAATGCTGATGTTGAGTTTCCTGTTAAAGCATTTCCTGTACGAACTGTGTTTCCAGAAGCTACTGTAGTCCAACTTGTACCATTCCAAGTTTCTCCTGATGGAACAAATCCAGCACCAGTAGTTCCAAAAACAGTTATTGCATCTGTTTGAGTTCCATTTCCGCCTGTATCATATCTATTTGTGTTTAAATCATTTACTTCCGTCCAACTTGTTCCATTCCAAGATTCTGTAATAGTTCTACTATTTGTTGGAGTACCTGGAGGATTATATCCTCCCCAAACTAATCCAGCTGTCGATACTCCAGCATTTGCATTTTGTATATTAGGTCTACCTGTATTTAAATCTCCTACTTCTGTCCAAGCTGAACCGTTCCAAGATTCTGTTAATGCAGAATCTCCTCCTGGACTATATCCCCCAGTTCCTATTGCAGCAGTTGATGTACCAAAACCAGCTAAATAACCTCTTATAGAATTACCATCAGCTAATTCTGTCCAAGAAGTTCCATTATAAAGTTCTGTATTTCCAACGTATGATGGTGCAGGGTTATTACTTCCAAAAAAAACTAAAGCAGTAGACTGTGTACCTGCTCCTCCTAGACCAGCTCTTGCAGTATTTAAGCTTCCACCACTAGCCCAGCTTCCCGTTGCAATTAAACTTGCAGCAGGATCAGTAGAAACGGTTTGGACCTTCCATCCTCTTATGCCTTTATATTCTGACATCAGGATCTACTATGGAAGGTTATAATTTACTGGTCTAGTTTGTAGCTCTTGTTGTTCAGCTGGTAATGCATCATATGCAGCTTGTGCTTCTGCAATTTTGCCATCAACAATAGCTTGTGCTTCTTCTTTTGTCTTAATAGCACCGCTAACTTTGCCGATCCATTGATCACCGAACAAGTTGTTGCCTACAACCCAAACATCGCCAGGATGACCTGCAAGGTAGAAATTTTTTCTCTCTTCGTGAGTGAAGAAATTCTTTCCCCAGTTAGTCGCTGTACAATATTTATATGCCATAGTTGCCTCCTTTTTTGTTATTATAAATCATTTATATCTTAAGTTAAAGTGTTAATTGTAAAATCTGCTGCTGTAAACTCTTCTGTGTTTGCAACAAATCCTGTAACATATCCACCTGCTACTACTGCAGAACTTGATAATCCTGAACCAAACTGACTTCTTCTTGCAGTTGCTAAATCTGCTACTTCTGTCCAAGATGTTCCATCCCAAGATTCTACTTGTGCTGTATTAGGAGGCAAATCTCCTCCTGAATATAAACCAGATGTTTGAATTCCAGCTCCTGCTCCACCATATCTAGCAGAATTTAAATTTGTGATACTTGTCCAACTTGTACCATTCCAAGATTCAGAAGATGCTGTAGGAATACCACCAACAGCTAAAGCAGCAGTTTGAACACCTATACCAATTGGTCTAGCTCTAGCAGTATTCAAATCATTTACTTCCGTCCAGCTAGTACCATTCCAAGATTCTGTTGCTCCTGTAGCTGTTGGAGTTTCTCCACCAAATCCTAATGCAGCAGTTTGAGTTCCTGCTCCACCAATAGTTTCTCTTGCAGTATTTAAATCATTTACTTCAGTCCAATTTGTTCCATTCCAACTTTCAGTAACAGCAGTTACTCCTGGAGAATTACCACCAAATACTAAAAATGAAGATGTAGTAGATGCTACTGCACCTTTAAATTCTCCTCTAGCATCATTTAAATCATTTACTTCTGTCCAAGACGTTCCATTGTATGTTTCTGTATTAGCAACATACCCAGCTCCAGGATTTCCTCCTGCAATTATTATATCATTAACACTAAGTCCTCCTGATGCTCCATCACTTCCTCTTCCACTATTTAAACTTCCACCAGATGCCCAAGTCCCAACTGGAGCACCACCATCTGTAATAGCCTTAAAACTTCCTGTTGTTGAATTGTAATATATTTGTCCTACGATCGCATCTGTGTAACCAGCAGCGGGTGCAGTTGGCGGGATGCCAGTGAATGCCCATTCTTCTGTTGCTGTTGTTGAAGCTGGGTCTGCACCAGCTGCTAATGCTGTTGTTGATGTACCAGCAGAAAATGCACTACTTTTACCTGTAGCCATATCATTCACTTCTGTCCAAGATGTTCCATCCCAAGATTCTGTAGCTCCTGGTGCAGGTGGACCTCCTCCAAAAACTAAAGCAGCTGTGTTTGTAGTTCCACAACCTCCCAAACTATCTCTAGACGTATTTAAATCTGCTACTTCTGTCCAACTTGTACCATTCCAAGATTCTGTACTAGAAGGAATATTACCACCTGTTATTAAAGCAGAAGTCTGTGTACCTGCTCCTGCAAAAGTTCTTCTTGCTGTATTTACATCTGCTATTTCAGTCCAGTTAGTTCCATCCCAACTTTCTACATTTGTTAAAAATGTAGATGGAGTAGTTTGACCAGATATGTGTAAAGAAGCAGATTGAGTACCTGCAAAAAATCTGTTTGAATTACCTCTAGCTGTATTTAAACTATTAACTGATGTCCACGAACTACCATTCCAAGATTCAGTTTCTCCACCAACTGTTGATGGGTTAACAACTTTACCTGAAGTTATTGCTGCTGTCTGAGTACCTGTTCCTGTATTAGCTTTTCTAGGGGTATTTAAATCAGATACTTCAGTCCACGCTGAACCATTATAAGATTCAGTTTCTCCATAAACACCTGGAGATGCTAATGGATCTGCACCACCAGTAACTAAAGCTGCTGTTTGAGTTCCCATTGAACCACCATTACCTCTAGCAGTATTTAAATTTCCACCTGATGACCAAGAACCAACATAAGGATCATTTTCTTTTGCTTGTGCAAAAGGTACTGGGTCTGATGTTAGGTTTTGAATGTTAAAACCTTGTATGTCTTTATAACTAGCCATTGGATTATTTATCCTTTAATAGCCAACCGTATGTAGATCCTGAATATACTAAAGTTAAACCAGCTCTTTCTATAGAAACTGTTAGGTCTGCAGCTGATCCTTGAATGTTTTCAGAGTTTCTTCCTACAGTTAGATTATTTGTATCAAAAGTTCCTGCGTAATCAACTAATGTAACTTCATCTCCTAAAGTTGGAGTTGCTGGTAATGTTGCTGTGAATGCACCAGATGATGTATCACAGAAATATCCTTCACCTGCTACAGCAGTAAATCCTGTTGTCTTAACTGCTTGCCAAGATGTTCCGCCTGATACAGCAGAAAAAGATAAATTTCCTGAACCATCTGTTTTTAAAAATTCGTCAGCTGCACCGTCTGCTGTAGGTAAAACAAATGTTTGATTTGATGAAACAGTACCTGCAGCTTTTAAACCAATGTAGTTAGAATTATCTGTGTCCGCAAATCTTACTTCTCCAGTTGCTCCAACTTGTACATTTGTACCATCCCAAGTTAAGTTAGAAGATGCTCCAAAAGCACCAGCATTATTAAATTGAATTTCTGTATCAGAACCTGCAGGATCTGTAGTAACTCCTAATTGTGTATCTACAACATCTGTTCCATCAGAAAAAAGTAATTTAACTCCTTTATCATCAGTTGCAAAAGTTACACCTGTTCCTGAAACAGTTTTAAATTCAACTGTGAAAGCTCCTGTTGTTCCATTACTTATAATATAAGTTTTTTCTATACCATTAGGTATGGTTACAATTTGATTTCCTGTAATTGTTCCCGTTAATTTAATTACAGCATTTCTAGCATTAGAAATAGTTGCATCAGTCATTGCTAATGCAGTTGTTTGTGCACCGCCTGCAATAGATATTGCTTCGTAACCTGCAATCGCTTGTTGTAATAAGTTTAAGTTGGTATTTGTTTTATCGCCCCATGTTCCCGAGTTTTCACCCGTTACCATTAGTTCGAGTTTAAGGTCTGTAGAATAACTTGATGCCATAATTTATATAAGTTTGTAGTAATTAACTAATTTTATTATCCTTATGCTGCTGTGTCAACTTCCACCCATACATTAGTAGTTGATGTATTAATTTCAGTCCAACTATTGGATACTCCTGGAATAACCTTACTCCAGCTTGTAATTCTTGGGCTTCCTAAAGAACTTGTTAAAGTGTTTCCAGAAGGTATTACTATTGCATTTGCGGTTATTGTTACTGAATTTGTTGTAGTTGTTAATGATTGTCCAGATACCTCAGCTATAGAAACTAAGTCAGCATTTCCTTGAGAAATGCTCATAGCTTGGCCTGTTAATGTGCCTGTAATAGCATCTCCTGTTACTGAAACAGAAGATATTGTTGTGTTTAACTGTTCTCCTGTTAAATTTACAAAAGTATTTAAATCAATTGAAACACTATCGATAGATGATGATAATTCTTGACCTGTTAAAGAAACACTTACATCAGTGAAAGCGGATTCATTACCTAAACTAATGGATAAAGTAAGTGCTGTAGGATCAACAATAGTAGCTGCTGATTGAGAAGCTTCTCCAACAGCTGTTGTTAATGCTACGCCAACAACATTATCAGAAACATTACCATCTGCAGTTACAGATGGAGCTTGAACAAAAGATGTTAAATCTATTCCTGTTAAATTAACATTAACATTTCCAGTAACTCCTTCATTACCGATATTTGTTTGTAAAGTTGTGAGACCAGTTAATAAAACATTTGCATCTGCATTAACAGTTTCATTTCCAATTGATGTTGTTAAAGATTGTCCAGTTACACTTTGATCTACGCTTACAGATATACTTACAGAACCTGTATTTGTTCCTAAAGTATTAAGTGAGTTTCCTTCGCCCCAAGCAAATTCGCCAAACGAACCTTGCCCCCAAGCATCTGTACCTACTTGAACATTAATGCCATTATCACCCCAGGCTTCTTCGCCCCATTTATTAGATCCCCAGGGTGATGATGACATATTCTACTCCTTAGCTGATTCTTAAAATCGCTGCAGAAGTAGTAAATGCTGGAAATTGTATTGTAAAAGTTCCCGCTGTTGCTGTCTTGTCTCCGCCAAAATCTAAAACACAAACTGCTTTGTTAGCGTCAGTTGAGTTATAGATTAGTGCACCTCTTGCTGTAAGTGTTACTCCAGTAAAAGATAAATCAGCGAAGTCTACAATAGCGACTCCTGATGCGACTGATGTTTGTTGAGACTGTAATTGACTACCGCCAGCTACATATTGTCCTGATGCCGAAACTTCAGAACCTGTAGTGTAGGAAGTAGTCGCTGCGCCTAATGTTGCTGCATTAGTATACAGCGCTAGTTTGAATGCATCACCACCTGTATCAAGGTCGTGTACACCGTCAAGTAATTCTTTTTTAAAAGAGTTACATACTGCTTGTGATATTGCCATAAAATTTTCTCCTTAATAAATTTTAATTATTGGGTGAAGGCGAAGGTATTTTAACTCTAGGCACTCCATCCGTATATTCATCTCTTCTTCTTCGACCCATTTGCTCTAAGGCGTAAGATTGAATAGCCTCATTATACCTGTTTTGATATAAATTGTACATATCAGCAGGTCCTTTAAGATAACCATAAGCTTCAACTAAACAAGCATATAATAACACATCAGGAGCTTGTTTAGATAAATCTGTTTGAGTATTAGACGCACTTAAAGCTGGTGGAGATGGAATATAATTTAATTGTATTTCATAATTGCTATCAGGTGTTGGTGCAACTACAATATTATCATCATCCCAATTTGCATAATATTTTGGCTCTCCAGTCGTACCATCATTATTGTATTCTGATATAAAACTAGTATCCCTTTTATCTAAAAAAGTTCTTGTAGATCCATTTATAACTTGTACTGATCTTACTATATGTGTGTCTGTAGGTAATAATATATATCTATTACCTGAAGTAAAATTTGAAGTTGCATAAACTCTTGCATAATCTGCATCAACTTCTCTAAAAATTCTAAATTCAGCATCTCTTATAAAACCATCAACAATCGTTGATGTTAAAACAGTTGAATCAACCTCAGTATAATCTCTTATTTTTGTAACTAATTCTGCGTATGTCATACAGGAACTCCATTAACTAAAACTGTAATTTTTCCAACTCTAGTACCCATTTGTCTTTTATTGTTTTCTTCAAGAGGTGATATTGATGGTTGCATACCATTAGAAGTAAATTGTCCATCCCAATACTGAGGATCTAAATAAACAGTTACAGGAGCAGCTCTTTGTGGTCTTGCATTCCATAATGCAACAGGGTCTGCCATATGTGGTTTAGGATCTAGTTGTGGGTGTTTAGCTTCAAACTCTGATGTATGCACCCAAGAACCATTCCATTCTTTTACCATTTCTCTATATGGAAAAGCTTGTCCTGATCTATCAGATATGGATTGTGCGTATTTACCTTTTGCGTATGCCATTATGATCCTTGTGGGTAATAAACATTAGGTGTGATGTAAACAGATGTTCTTTGACCATCTTCATCTAATGCTCTTTTTAATTCATCTTCGTATAACATTTTTAACATTTGAACTCTATCTAGTGCAATTTTTTGTGATAAATAAAACGCTAATCCTGAAACCATACAAGGATAAAATCTAAATGGCATATCAGTTGTATTAGAGTAAGCTCCTGCATCTTGTATTCTTGCAAGATAATAATAGAATATATTTGTCACGGCGCTCGTATCAGGAGCCAGATATAAACTTATAGTTGGTGTAATTTGTCTGTTTACGTAATACTGAGAAGGAGTTCCTGTATCAGTCTTATTTGGAATAGCAATATATTCAGATCTAGAAATTTTAGTTAATGTTTGTTGAGTACCACCTGTTGTAGTTACAACAGCTTCAAGTACATCATTACAATCACTTGGTGTATTGTAAGTTGCTGTTCCGTTTACAAGAGTTAATGTTTCTGATTTTACTTTCCAAAGATTAATTCCTCTATTTCCCCATTCAGAAAATAAAAGATTTAAACTTCTTCTAGCAGATTTAATATCGTGACCTGAATTAGTTCTTACACCACATCTTTCGTAAGCTTCTTCAATAGCTTCGTCAATCGTGATATTAAACGATGTAGTTCCCGATGTAGCCATTTCATAACCTTACGCTTTAATTGCTTTTTGTAAATCTAAAGGTAATTTTTTTTGCTTTTCAGTAAGCATTCCAGTTTTAGCTTTCATCATCTTACCGTATTTAGCTTTTCCAATTTTACCAGTCATTTTGTAGGCTTTGTGCCCACCGCCCATTTTCATCATAATAAACTCCTATAATTGATATAATATAATAACACTAGGACTTACTTTAGTAAATCTCCATAATAAGATACTAAACTAGGGTTAGATAACTCAACATCACCTGAATCGTGTTTTACAAATTTACCAAAATACTCACTTCTTTTTTTATATTCACCAGAAGTTTCAGTCTCCATAATTGGTCTATGTGATTTAGCATGATCAACTGATAAACCTTTTTGTGCTTTTTTTGGTTTAGGAACACAGTTAGGTACTTTTCTACCATTCTTAGTTTTCATACCAACCATTTCGTACCCTTCCCAACAAGGTCCTTTTTTAGCCATTAAATACC